ATGTATCGTCGCTATCGCGCACTCACTCTACCTGCCGTCCCTGCCGTGGAGATCGCGGTCGCCAAGGCTCATCTCCGCGTCGACCATGACTACGACGATGCTCTCATCACCAGCTACGTCGAGACCGCGATAGACTGGACCGAGACGCTCCTCGACCGCGCGCTCATCACACGCACCATGCGGGTCACCTACACCCCATCGGATCCGGCGATCACCACCTACTCATCCGGCTACGCGCTTGGATGGTCATCGGCCTCGGTGATCCGCCTGCTCCCGGATGGTTTCCGCCACGCTCTGGAGATCCCCCGCGCACCGATGCAGACGGTGACCACGGTCTCCGTCACGTCGCCTATGCAGGTCACGACGGTGCTGATGGCGGATGATTACCGGCTCGACATGAGCGCGGAGCCTGCACGGCTCACGATCCATGATCGCACACCAGCGGACACCGTGACGGTCGATTACGTGGCCGGGTATGGCGACACCCCAGCGACGATCCCGGCCTCGATCCGCAATGCCATCCTGCTGATGACCGCTCACCTCTACGAGCATCGCGGCGACGGCGATGTGGAGATGCCGCAGGCAATCCGCAATCTGCTCAATCCATACCGCCTCATGACATTCGGTCGATAAGCCGATGGCGAGAGAAGACGATATCGGCTCGATGCGCTGGCCAGTGCGCCTGCGGATCAATCAGCAAACGCCAAACATGACCACGGGCATCACCGAAATCTATGAGGGCACGCGCACCGTCTACGCCGATGTTCGTCCAGTCGGCGCAATCACGCTGTATCTAGGCCAGCAGTTGGGCAACGAGTTGACGCATCGCATCGCGGTGCGGTGGATCGATTACGCCAACATGGTCGACTACGTGTTCCGCGACACGACCCTCCAAGATGGCACCGTCCGCACCGAGCGTTTCCGCGTTCGCCGTGCCGAGGAAATCGAGGGCCGCAAGCGTTTCGTCGCGCTGTTCTGCGAGTTGGAGCGGTTCGACAACCCATGATCCGGATGGAAGTCAAGACGACCGGCCTGTCGGTCCTGTCCTTCGACAAGCGTGAGCTTCGGAAAAGCATGCGCGTGGTCGGCAACGAGATTGCTCGTGCTGCGCGTGGTCTCGTTCGCGGCGGACCGTCGACCGCAGGCAATCCACCCGGCCGTCGATCCGGTGCGCTCTCGAAAAGCATCAAGGTCTTCGTTTTCAAAAGCGGGGAGGGCGTCGCCGTTCGTGCTCGACGCTTCTACTCCCGGTTCCTCGAAGATGGCGCCAAGGGTCCGGGCAAGCGCGTGCTTGAGCCCCGGCCATTCATGTCGGCGGCACTCTCCGCACGCTCGGCATCGATCAATGATCGCCTGAAGACCTCGGTCGAAGCGGGCATCAAACTCACCCCTCTGCGTGGCAAGCTCACATGAACATCGACACCATCATCAGCCACATCCGCGCCAACTGCCCGAGCTTCTCGAACCGCGTTGCAGGCGCAGCTGAGATGGAAGCCGCCACCGATCAGGCATGGCTGAATATGCCAGCCGCTTACGTGCTGCCAATCGGTGCAGCCGCATCCGCGAGCCAGTCGCTTAACGGTCTCTATCAATCGGTCGATGAGTCGTTCGCGGTCGTGGTCGCGCTCGACAACCGTGCGGATCGCCGGGGCCAGACTGCGGTGACGACGGTCGGTTCGGTGCGCTGGGAATTGCTTCGTGCATTGCTTAACTGGCGACTTGAACCAGTGCGAGCACCGCGTGGCATCGAATACGAAGGCGAGCGTCTTGAGAGTCAGGACCGTGCCCGCATCATCTACGTTTATGAGTTCAAACAGACGATCACCATCACCGACGAAGATGGATATCAGCCGCCATCCGAAGACTGGACCGCGACGGAACTTAGCGTCGTGAGTGACGGCACTTCACCCGCAGACGAGGCACTTGTCCTCGCACGAGCAAGAATTGAAACAGGTAACACATGATCCACGTATATCCCGCACCCGGCTGCACAATCCGCGATCCAATATCAGGTGATATGCTGCCTGCAATTGGCGCCGAAGTTCAGGACACAAACTTCTGGATGCGTCGCATCAAAGACGGTGATGTGATTGTCGGTCATCCTCCTGCTGCGCGCACACCGAACCGGAAACGCTCTGACTAAATAGAGCTATCAATCTAGGTTCGGATCAACTCAAACCATGGCTATCAGTTTCAAGCAGTATCCCTCGTCCAATCGAGTGCCCGGTGTCTACGCCGAGGTCGACGCGAGCCGCGCCAATACCGGCTCTGAAAATCAGCGGACGCTGCTCATCGGACAGATGCTCAGCACCGGCACCGCCGCTGCCGGTGTGCCGATCCGGTCCGAAGGCGTCGGTCATGCGGTCACGGTAGTCGGTCGCGGGTCCATGCTGGCGCAGATGGTCGAGACCTATCGCTCCAACGACTCCTTCGGTGAGTTGTGGCTTCTGCCGGTCGCGGATGAAGGCGCCGCGACGAAGGCGAGCGGCACGGTGACGATCACCGGGACGGCAACCAGCGCGGGCACTATCGCCATCTACATCGCAGGCGTTGCCTACCGGGTTGGCGTGCAGGTTGGCGACACGAGCATCGTGGTCATCACCCGCCTGCTTGCCGCGCTCTGCAACCAGCCACTGCCCTTCACCGTGGGTGCGCTCACCAAGACCCTCGCGCTCAGCAACGCCGCAACGCCGACTCTCGCGACCGATGCGACGACGGTCACCATTGCGGCTGGCACCCCACTGACGATCACCTACGCGCACGGCGGACTGGTCGGCAACGACGTCCAGATGAGCCTCAACTACGGTGGATCGCTCGCTGGCGAGATCGCACCGGCTGGCATCACCGTGGCCTTCTCGGCTGCGGCTCTGGCGGGTGGTGCGCTCAACCCGGTCCTGACCACGCCGGTGGCCAATCTGGCGGACATGAAGTTCCACTATGTCGTGATGCCGTATAGCGACTCTGTTTCGCTCGACCGCATTCAGTCGTTCATGGATGACACGACTGGCCGGTGGGCATGGGATCGTAAGTTGTTCGGCCATGCCTTCAGCGCGACCCGTGGCACGCTTGGCACCCTCACAACCTTCGGCTCGGCGCGGAATGACCAGCACACTTCGGTGGTTGGCTTCAACGGCTCTCCGTCGCCGGTCTGGCGCTGGGCTGCCGCGTTCGGTGCTGCCTGCGCCACCAGCCTGCGTGCTGACCCCGGCATCCCGGTGACGCAGATCCGTCTGAACGTGACCTGCCCCCTTCCTGATCCCTCGATTTGAGTGAGAGTCCGTCATCCAAGGAGACGGACGTGAAGAAGAGCAGGTTCAACGAAGCGCAGATCATTGGCGTGCTGCGAGAGCAGGAGGCTGGGAGCCCAACGGCGGAGGTATGCCGGCGGCACGGGATCAGCGAGCAGACCTTCTATCGGTGGAAGGCGAAGTACAGCGGCATGAGCGTGTCGGACGCCCAGAAGCTCAAGACGCTGGAGGACGAGAACCGGCGGCTGAAGAAGCTGCTGGCGGAGTCGATGCTGGACGTGTCGGCGCTGAAGGATCTTCTGGGAAAAAACTGATCGGGCCTGCAGCGCGCCGGGCGGCCGTGCTTCGTCTGATGACGGAGCGCGGCCTGTCCCAGAGGCGGGCCTGCGGGCTGGTCCAGATCGATCCTAAGACGGTGCGCCGCCTGCCCGATCCGGGCGACGGCGAAACGCGCGAGCGGCTGAGGGCCCTGGCGGCGGAGCGACGCCGCTTCGGCTACCGGCGGCTCGGCATCTTGCTCGAGCGCGAGGGCGTCAGCATGAACAAGAAGAAGCTCTTCCGGCTCTACCGCGAGGAGGGCCTGGCGGTGCGCCGCCGACGGGGCCGCAAGCGGGCCACGGGGACGCGCGCGCCCATGGCCCTGCCGGACGGACCGAACCAGCGCTGGAGCCTGGACTTCGTGGCCGACAGCCTCAGCTGGGGCCGGCGCTTCCGCATCCTGTGTATCGTCGACGACTTCACCCGCGAGGCTCTGGCCCTGGTCGTCGACACCTCGATCGGCGGCCATCGCATGGCCCGCGAGCTGGACATCCTGATCGCCCGGCGTGGCAGGCCCCACACCATCGTCAGCGACAACGGGACCGAGATGACCAGCCGGGCGATGCTGGAATGGACTAACCGCACCGGCGTCGACTGGCACTACATCGCTCCGGGCAAGCCGCAGCAGAACGGCTTCGTCGAAAGCTTCAACGGCAAGCTCCGCGACGAGTGCCTGAACGAGGAGGTCTTCAGCACCCTGGCCGAGGCCCGCGCCGTCATCGAGCGCTGGCGGATCGACTACAATCACGTGCGCCCGCACTCGGCCCATGGCGGCCTCACCCCCGAGGCGGTGCGGCTGAACCCCGCGGATGGCCGGCTGCGAAACCTGAACATCTCCGCCGGCCATCCGCTACCGTCGGCGCAGGAGATCAACTATCAACCCCAAGGGCTCTCACAATGATCGAGGGACCGGCGGGGGGCAGGTCAAACGGGATCATGGCACCGCCGATCAGCGCCCGCTTCACCCTCGGTGAGCGGAATAGCCTGCTCTACGATGGTGTCTCGACGGTGATCTTCGGCGATGACGGCAGCGTCAACGTCGAGCGCGTGATCAGCACCTACCAGCGCACCGCGGCAGGCATCGAGGACAACAGCTACCTCGACGTCGAGACGCTCGCGTGTCTGCAATACTCATTTGAGTATGTTCTGCGTGATCTTTCGACGAAGTATGCCCGAAAGCGTCTCGTAAGCGACGACACCCGCGTCGGCACGAACAACAACACCGTGTCGCCTTCGATCATTCGGGCCGCGATCATCACTCAGTATCGTGCGCTTGAAAGTGCGGGCATCGTGCAGAATTCGAAGACCTTCGCCGAACAGGTCATCGTTGAGGCTGCTGGCAATGGCCTCGTGAAGATTTACTGGCCTGCCGATATCGTCGGTCAGCTGCGCGTCATTGCGCTGAGCGCCAGCTTCACGAAGTCCACCTGATCACCGGCAACGCGGTCACTCGCTAAATAGAGTGACCGCGCACTGCGCTTCATCAATCCAAGGATCTTCTGTTTATGTCTACCAAGCTTGCCGGTGCCGTCGCGTTCAGTGTCGATGGCGTAAACTACGACGTAGTCGACACCATCTCTTATTCGAGTGGTGGTTGGCGCCGCGAAGAGCTTCTGTCCCTCAGCGGCGCGAAGGGAGAATACCGTGAGACGGCATTCCACGGCCGGATCTCGGTCAACATCCGCGATCATCGTGGCTCCAGCCTCGCCGATTGGCAGGCGATGTCCGATGTGACCGTTATCGCGCGCCTCGCGAACGGTAAGACGGTTTCCGGTTCTGGTTTGTTCGTGATCGACGCAGTCGAAATCAATGCCGCCGATGCCACCTTCGCCGTGACGTTCCTCGGCGCCGAGATCATCGAGTCCTGATCATGGATAAAACTCTCACCATCGACCTTACCGCACCAATCGAGCACAACGGCAACCGCTACGACCGCATCGTCGTTCGTGAGCCGACGATGGGCGAGCTGATTGCTGCCCAGAAGAAGCCGGTTGCCGAGCAGGGCATCTACCTCATCGCCGCCGCCGCCAACATTCATCCCGTCGTCGTTGAGAAGCTCCCCGTCTCAAAGTTCCGTCAGGCGCAGGTCTTCGTCGAATCTTTTTTGGCAGATGGCCAGACGGCTGGTTGACGCTCCGTGCCCATGTGGCGTGGTTCTATCACTGGTCGCCGCAGGTGATCGATGCGCTCACCGGGACCGAACTTGGATGGTGGGTTGACCAAGCAAAAGTAATCCAAGCGGCGCAACATCGCGTCGCTAATGTCGAGATGCAATCGCCGTGAGCACCGCAGTCGTCGTATCGGTCGTCGACCGCGCTACGGCAACACTCAACAAGATCAACAAATCCATCGCAGGCACGACAGCACCCGTCCGGGGTCTGTCGGCTGCGATGGCGAAGCTCGGTGACACGACGGGCATCTCACGCCTCGGAACCGCGCTGGGTGGGTTGTCTTCGATTGGTGGACGGATCGGCTCCGCGCTCACGAGCGTCGCGGCACCACTCGCCGCGATCACCGGAGCGGCATCGATTGGCGGTCTTGCGCGCCTCACGACGCAATTTTCCGATCTCACACGCCAGACGGTCAACACAGGCGCGTCAATTGGCCTGACCGGCAACCAGATGCGCCAGTTCTCGGCCGCGTTGCGCATCGGTGGTGTCAGCACGGAGACGGCGACCTCCGCGATCATCAACCTTCGCACGACGATGCAGGACGCGGCGTGGGGTCGAAACAACAATGCCGCCCGCATTCTCAGCACATGGGGCTACAGCCTGTCCGCCATCCGCAGCGGTGCGGTCGACCTCGACACGGCTCTTCCCGACCTCGCGGCTAGGTTCGCGGCGATGCGCGATCCAATTGCAGCTGGTGCTCTCGCGACCGAGTTGTTCGGCAGTGCCGGTGCCGATCTGCTGCCGATCCTGCGGCGCGGCCGGGAGGCTATGCGCGAGTATCTCGACGAAGGCAGACGCAGCGCGGGCATCACCTCCGCACAGGCTGCCGCCGCAACCGCGTTGGGGCAGGCACAGAGCCGCCTTGGCGTCGCCGTGGAGGGTCTCGGCACCAAGATCAGCACGGCACTTACACCGGTCCTGCTGCCGATCATCAGCGGGATGAGCCGGTGGATCGAACTCAACGGCGAGTGGCTGTCTCAAAATGTCGCCGGGATGCTCGATGGCATGGCGACGGCTCTCGGGTCCGTGGCGCGAGCTATCTCGGCCATCACCGGAGGCGATGGATCGACCGAGGATGGCGCCGCCAAGATGACCGCTCTGGTGACGGTGCTGGGCGGTGTTGCCGCCGCGTCCGCCATCACCCGCATGACAGGTCTGGGGACGGCCCTAGGTGGCGTTGTGGCGGGTGTCCGTGGCCTTAGCGTGCTTGCGGCGGCAAACCCGTGGGTCGCGGGTCTGCTGGTTGCTGGCGCCGTCGCCTATGGCGTCAGCCAAGGGATCAATCCCATTACGCCTGAACGCCGCGCCGAGATGAACGGGAACATCGGATCGGCCGGTCGTGCCAACCTCACACCCGGCGGTGTTGCTCCCGTCCGCCCGGCAACCGGGGATCTGGCGGCAAGGCAGGATCAGATCGTCGAAGGATTGATCGCCCGTGGCCTGTCGGAAAGCGCAGCCATCGGCCTCGCCGCGAACATCACCGCCGAATCTGGCGGTCGCACGAATGCGGACAATCCGACCGATGGGAATGGCGGATCGGCTGGATTGCTCCAGTGGAATGGTCCGCGCAGGCAGGCGTTCATCGCGCAGATGGGTGTCGACCCGACCGCCGCGACCATGGAACAGCAGCTCGACTTCCTTGTTCGCGAGCTTCGCGGCTCCGAGCGCGGGGCAGGACAGGCGGTCGAAGCCGAGCCGGATGCCCGTGGTGCTGCTGCACAGGCTTCGCTTCGCTATGTCCGGCCATATACCGGCCGAAGCCAAGGCGAGCGGGACAACGAGGCGCTGCGTCGCGGCGAGATCGCGGCGGACATCGAGCGTCGTCGCCGTGCCGCAGCAGGCACACCTACCGCGCCAAGTCCTGCGCCGGGCACCGCGCCGACCGGGCAAGGCTTGATCGGTCCGCAGTCGATGGGTCCATCCGGTCGAGTTGATGTGGTCGTCAATCTCACGGGCAGCGTTCCTGCGGGCACGACCATCAACACGCGCAGCAATGCGCCCGGTGTGCGCGCGATGTCGCGTGCTCCGACAATCGCCCCTGCGTTCCCGTTGGCCTAAATACAGACATGAGTTGGAAAGACGATCTACAGCCCGCGAGCTTTCGCGGCATCGAATTCGGTGTAACATCTGCAACGGTCCGGACCGGGCGCCGCACAGCTCTCCACGAGTATCCGCAACGTGACACGGTCTATGTCGAGGACATAGGCGGTGGCACAAACGTCTATACGTTCTCCGGCTACGTCAATCTAAACCGCGATGGATATGGCAGCCTTGCCGGGCTTGGTGCCATCGGTGATCGGATCAACCAGCTAACCTCTCTCTCGCGATTTGGTGGCGGTGACTCCTCGCGCGATGGCTTGCTCAAGGCTTTGCAGGAGCCGGGTGGTGGGACATTGGTCCATCCGTCACTCGGTTCGAAGTATGTCGCGCTTACCTCATGCGTCCTCGGCGAGTTCGTTGGCGGGGGCGGCCTTGTCACCCTGCAACTTGAGTTTGTCGAGACGACGCAGAAACAATTTCCCGGTGTCGCCAATGCGGCATCGGAGATCCTCGGTGCCGCCGATCAATCCATCCTCTCGACCGTCAGCACCTTCGCCAGAAACGTTCGGCAGGTTGTTGGCCGCGTCACCGCTGTCATACAGCGCGTCAAGCTCACGGTGCGCACGATCCTGAGCACGGGTCGGAGCGTCGTCCAGAGCGTCCGCAACCTGATCAGTGCCGTCCGTGGCATCGTGCCGAGCGTGTCCAACGGTTTGACCACGCTCATGAGCTTCGGCCGGTTCTCCTTTGGCTCGCGGAAGAGCACGCAGGCAGGCGTGACGACAACCCGTGCCGCTATCGCGCAGCAATCCGAGACAGCGCGTGCCTATACCGTCAAGCGCGACGCTCTGCTGGCCGATCCGGTCACGGACATCGAGACATTTGGTGGATCGGTGGCGAGCGTGGTCGCGGCCATCGCCACACTCAATCCCGATCCCATCGAGACCATCCGCACCTATGCCGAGATCGCCGCTACCACGGTCACCGCCACGGATGAGGCATCGGTGGCGACGTGTGATCTGATCAGCCGCATCGCGTGCATCGAAATGTGCCGTGCGGTCGGCGAGGTCTATTTCGCATCGAGCGACGATGCGGCAACCGTGCTTGGTATCGTGCAGCCGGTGATCGACGACGCTATCACGCGGGCGGGCGACCGGTCCGAGGATGACGTCTATCGTGACCTTCGCGTCCTTCGAGCTGCTGTCGTGCGCGATATCGTCCGCCGTGGAACCGACCGCGCACCGCTACAGGAGGTCACCACACCAGAGCCGCTACCGGCTCCCGTCCTCGCGCAGATGCTCTACCTCGACGGGACACGCGCGGATGAGCTGGTGGAACGGTCGGACGTTCGCCATCCCGCATTCATGCCGACGAGCTTCAAGGCGTTGGCACGATGAGCCGGGTCACTATCAGCGTCGGTGGCGAACTCTATAGCGACTGGCAGGCGGTCAAGATCGTCCGATCACTGGAGCGGTTCCCGTCGAGTTTCCAGCTTCAGGCCACGACGCAAGGGCAGGGCACCCGAGCCTCGATGATCAACCCGCTATCGCCGTGCGAGATCCTTGTCGACGGCGTCAGGGCGATCACCGGCTACGTCGACACGCTAGAGATTGAGTCGAGCGTCGGCGGGACACAGATCGGGATCAGCGGACGCGGCAAGGGCGGTGATCTCGTCGACTGCTCCCTGATCCTCCCCGGCGAGACGCAGCAGCTATCGGCGGTGTCATTTCGGGCGATGGTCGAAGCTTTGACGCGCCCATACAGCATCACAGTCGCGGCTCCGGACGGGAATGGTCCAGCTATCCCCATCTTCAACACTTCGCTCGGAGACACGCCATTTACTTATATCGACGAGGCGTCGAGGTTCGCGTCGATGCTCGTCACCGACGATGCCGAAGGCAACCTCGTGATCCAGAAGGCGGGACAGCGCAGCCACTCATCTGGGTTTGCCGAGGGCATCAACGTCGAGAGTGCTCGTGTGATTTACGACGCGGCTCAACGCTTCTCGAACTACCTGCCGGTCTTTTCGCCGGTAAACAACCTCGCCGGAACGGGAATTTCGAATTCGATTATCGCGAACGTCGTCGATCCAACGATGGCGAATGACCCGAATAGGCGGTTCCGGCCGCGCTACATCGTCGCCGAACCGTGGGTCAACAACGAGCCGCTGGCTCTGCTCCGTGCGCGATGGGAGGCGGTGCGGCGCTATGGCCGATCTCAGCAGGTCACCCTGACATGTGATAGCTGGACCGATAGCGCAGGAAATCTGTGGACGCCAAACCAGCGCGCATCCCTGCATCTGCCGTCTCTCCGTCTCAGCAACAAGACGTGGATAATCGTCGACGTCGTGTTCGTGCTCAGCGGTGCCGGATCGCGTGCCGATGTGACGTTGATGCCCTTGGAGGCGTTGAGCATTGAGCCGACCACCTTCGGAGCAGCATTCCAAGGCGACACCGCGCTGGCAATCCAGCAGGGAATCGGAGCAGCACCACCTGCCACCACACCACCTACACCGCCATCACGGTAGGCACAGTGATAGATCCGCGATTTCAGAATCTGGTCGGCACGGCTAAGATTACCGCGACGAGCGACGATGGCCAGCTACAGCGTGCTCAGGTCCGCGTGAGCAATCTGGAGATGCTGGACAACGTTGGCCACCTCGCGACCTATGGATTGGCTTCACGGCCTATGGCGGGTGCCGATGCCTTGATCCTATCGCTCGGCGGCAATCGCACGAATTCGCTCGTGATCGGCACCCATGATGAGCGTCACAGGGTGCGCAATCTCGCTGAGGGTGAAACGGCAATCTACAACGCCGCTGGCATGCGGATCACGATCTCGAACTCTGGAATCATCATCGAAGGTGGCGGTTCGAACGTCACGATCAACAACGCGCCGCAGATTGTCGTCAATGGTGGCGATGTGGTCGTCAACGGTGGTGATGTCATCGCGGATGGCGTGAGCCTGCGCAATCATCGTCATGGTGGTGTTGAGTCGGGTGGATCGCAGACCACGCCGCCTGTCTGACCATCTGACTAAATACGCTTATGGACATAGCATTTTCTCTTTCGACCGACCTGAGCGGTGCCGACTGGTCATGGACCGCGCTCGGCGATGATCTAGAGACCGGCGATGATCTTCGCACGTCGGTGATCGTCAGTCTGTTCAGTGATCGCGTAGCCGAAGATTATCCCGATGCGGATCGGCGTGGGTGGTGGGGTGATGCATATAACGACTTTCCACTTGGCTCACGGCTTTGGACGCTCCGCCGCGCCAAGCGCACCACGCAGACGCTTCGCCGCGCCGAAGACTACTGCCGCGAAGCTCTTGCATGGCTGATCACCGATGGCGTCGCGCAGAGCGTCGATGCGCGTGCCGTCTGGCTCAATGGTTCAGTGCTGGCAATCGATCTCGTCATCGCGCAGCCGAACGCGCGCTCTGCCAACTATCAATTTTCGTGGATTTGGGACTAACTCTAGATGCCGTTTTTGCGACCTTCGCTTACCGCGCTACGCCAGCAAGCCGACAATGACCTCGCGACCGCGTCACCGTCGAGCGGTGGCGGTCTTCTGCGCAACAGCGTGCTTAAAATCCTGTCGCTCGTCAGTGCCAATTTTGCTCACTTGCACTACGGCTATCTCGATTGGATCAGCAAGCAAGCGGTCCCGGCGACCGCGACAGACGAATATTTGGCCATGTGGTCGAGCCTTCGTGGCGTCACGCGCAACCTCGCCACCACGGCATCCGGCACTGTCGGCTTCAGCGGCACCAATGGAGTGGCCATTCCGGTCAGCACGCTTCTGCGCACGTCGAGCGGCCTTGAGTATGGCACGACCACATCCGCCACAATTTCCGCAGGCGTGGCTACAGCGTCCGTCAGTGCCGTCGCGGCCGGTGCGGCGAGCAACTCGGGCGCTGGCGTGAGTGTCGCCTTCGTGGCGTCAATCACCGGGGTCAACGGGACGGCTGTGCTTGGTGCGGTAACTGGCGGTGCAGATGCCGAAGACGACGAGAGCATGCGGTCGCGCATGCTGTTGCGCTACGCGGAGCCGCCGCAGGGCGGGGCGATCACGGATTACGTGCAATGGGCGCTTGAGGTGCCGGGTGTCACGCATGCTTGGTCCCGGCCGGGCATCACGCTCGGCTATGTGCTCGTCTACACCCGCGTCAACAATGCTCTGCCGACCGGGACTGACGGTGGCGCGATGCTGGAGCTTCGCACAACACCCGCAACCGGCGATCTGCTGACAATTGCGAACTTCATCTATCCGCGTCGACCTGTCACGGCGATTGTTGTTGCTGTTGCCCCGACTGCTGTGCCAATCGATTTCGTGATCGACGACCTAACGACAGACACACCGACCATCCGCTCCGCGATCTCTGCCGCGCTTGAACAAGTGTTTCTCGACAACGCCGATCCGCTAGGCGGGACAATCTTTCAAAACCAATTTGAAGAAGCGATTAACGCAGTCGAAGGTGTTGATCGATACACGCTAACGACGCCAATCGCTCCGGTTACTGCGGCAAGCGGATCAATTCCCACGCTCGGCACAGTGACGTTTAGCTGATGTTCAGTCGCGCACAATTCGCAGCGGCGTTCAGGTCAATGATGCCACGCGGCCTCATTTGGCGTCGTGAACAAGATGCAGTTCAGTCGGTAGTTATTGAGGCACTTGCTGCGTTATACGAGCGCTCGACAGAGCGTTCGAATGAATTGCTCGTTGAGGCACGTCCGATTGCACCGCTCGAATTGATCAGTGAGTGGGAAGCGACACTCGGTCTACCTGATCCGTGCGTCGGAGTGCCAGTTACTCTGCAACAGCGTCAGCTGCTTGTCGCAGCGCGCTTTCGCGCCATGGGCGGGCAGACCCCTGATTACTACATCGGTGTCGCGCGCGATCTTGGCATTATAGCAACAGTTACCGAGTATGCGGCTGGTTTGATCGTCGACGTTGGCGCCGTTGAGCAGCCGCTGAATAATGACTCCGGATGGCTGCATGCTTGGCGGATAAATATTGCTGCTAGTGAGCTTTCAATCACAGAGTTTGCTGCTGGCGTGTCGGTTGCAGGTGAGCCGCTCCGCACGTGGGGCAACAATGGTCTCGAATGCGTCATCAGTCGCATCAAGCCCGCCCAGACTAGTGTTTTTTATTCATACGAGAGTTGAGGCGTTAATTAGTGTTTCGCATTGATCATCCAACCGCGTCTCTGACCTTGGTGCCGCCGTCCGGCGCAGGGACGCAAGGCTATTTCACGGGCGGCAACCCCAGCACCGGCACACCCGCCACGGTCGTGACTGCCGACTTTCTGAACATGGTGCAGGAGGAGCTTCGTGCGGTTCTAACCGCCGCGAGCCTCGCACCATCGAAAACGAACAATACGCAGATTATCGCGGCGTTGAATGTCCTGTTTGCGCCGATCTTGTCACCGGCATTTGCTGGAATCCCGACCGCGCCAACGGCATCGCCGGGCACGAACACGACCCAGCTTGCCACGACCGCATTCGTGCAGCAGAGCGCGGGTTGGTCGACCGGCGATGTCAAGTTGACGCTCAAGACGTCCGCCGATGTCGGCTGGGTCATGATGGACGACAGAACCATCGGCAACGGATCGAGCGGCGCCACGGGTCGCGCAAACGCAGATACGCAGTCGCTCTACGTGCTGCTCTGGTCCAATATTAACAACACATGGGCGCCGGTCACAGGCGGTCGCGGTGCATCTGCTCTCGCCGATTATAATGCAGGTAAGCCTTTGGCTTTGCCGCGTGCGCTCGGCCGTGCGCTTGGCATCGCGGGAAGTGGCATCGGTCTCACCGGACGCGCGCTCGGATCGTATCTCGGGTCAGAGTCCCACACGCTGTCGCTCGCTGAAATGCCATCTCACAATCACAGCGGGTCGGTCACCGACGTGCATTCTGGACACAGCCACAATGGCTTTACGTCGTCGCAAGGCGACCACTTTCACACGCAGGGATCGGAGTCTCTATACAATACTGCTGGCGGCGGCTCTTACGTCGGCGGGCGAGATTTTATCGCGGGTGGGATACCGTCATTTCAGGGCCAGCACACTTCGACCACCGGGCTGCATGCGCACACACTAAATATCGAGAACGGCGGTGTGCATTCGCACGCAATCGATATTGCCGCAAATGGCTCAGGATCGGCACATAGCATCATGCAGCCGACTGCATTTCTCAACGCGATGATCAGGCTGTAACAGGTATGCATAGAATCGATCACCCCACTAACGCGTTGACGTTACCAGCACCGTCCGCAGCGGGCACGCCGGGCTTCTTTCAGCCGGGCAACTCATCGCTCGGGCTCAGTGGCACCATCATCACGACGGATTGGGCCAACACGGTTCAAGAGGAAATCTCGAACGTCGTGACGGCTGGCGGTATTGTCCTGAACAAAGCGGACAACTCGCAGATGCTCGCCGCGCTCGATAACCGATATGCGGGTGTTGCGGGTGGCATTGGCGGCTTTCGTAATGCGATCATCAATGGTGGGTTTGATATCTGGCAGCGCGCTATTTCGTTCACGAATCCTGCAAATGCAGAGCACGTTGCAGATCGTTGGCGTGTGATTTGGAACGGGTCGGGCGCAACTCGTGTCATCTCACGTGTCGGAGCGGGGACCACCGCCACGGCGTTGACCGGACGCAGCACCATCCTGCGATGGTCACAGACTGCGGCCGGGACCGGCGGGACGGTCAACTCGCTCACCCAGCGCATCGAAGGCGCAGGCACGCTTTCGGGTAGGACCGTGACGGTTAGCTGGGTGCAGCAGTCAACGTCGACGATTTCGATGGCATCGGTGCAGCTACAGCAGGTCTTCGGCTCAGGCGGGTCGCCGTCCGCCGCGACAGTGATCGACGTGGCCACAAACAACCCCGTCACGTCGACTCAGGTGCGCAGGTCTTTTACCGTGACGTTGCCTAATGTCGCGGGGAAAGTCTTCGGCACGAACAATGACGACTACTTGATGTTGCGGTTCAATCTGCCGCTCAACACAACGTTTTCGCTCGATATCACGCAAGTTCAGGTTGAGGCGGGTTTGACCGCATCCGCCTTCGAGATGCGCGGCGCAGTCACGGAGTTCGTGCTGTGCGCGCGATATTTTGAGACATCAATTACCGGAATTAATACTAACCCCGTTTACTCAGTTGCTGACGGGTCGGGTGAGGCTCACGTTCATCCGACTTCTAATTTTGCCATGCGAACTGCGTTCCGAGTTCAAAAACGCGCGGTCCCCACCGTGATTGTTTACGACTCTCTTAGCGCGCCAAATCGATTTTCCTGTCGCACCACCTCTGCATGGTTCGACGGCGGAGTGGTGACGCTTGGGCCGATTAGTGCAGTCGGTGGATTTTATTGGGGTCACTCGCTTGCAGGGACGATTGAGACTCAGTTTTGGTGGCGCGCGGACGCGGAGATTTAATGATGTATCAACTAACTCAATACGGTGTTCTGCGCAGCGATGGCGCGCACGTGCCGAATGACACTCGTAATGCGGATTGGCGCGAGTATCTTGCATGGGTCGAGGATGGCAACACGCCTGATCCGATGGCGGCCGCACCGCCTGTGCCTCGCATCGTGTCGCCTCGTGAGTTCCGCATGCGCTTCACTATCGCCGAGCGCGGTGCGATCACCGTGGCAGCATCGCACGCGTTAATTGCCGGTGATGCAACGCTACAGGTCTACCTCGACGATCTTTCGAGCGCGACGGAGATTGATCTTGATCATCCCGAGATCACCGAAGGACTTGATGCGTTGGTTGCTGTGGGTCTCCTCACCGTCGAACGACGCGATGAGATGCTCGACTAAATATCGACGATACAATCGCGGATATCCATCGTGTTCAAGTTTCTACGCTCTCGTCGTGTCATTACGCTCATCATCGCCATCGTGTTCGCGATTGCCGCCTTCTTTGGTGTGGTGATCCCGGCCGATCTGCAAAGCCAGATCATCGCCATCATCGCGGCACTTACGCTGTGACCGCACAGGATGACACACGCGACCGGGTGATCCGCCTCGAAGCCGAGCTTGAGCACGTCGCCGAGAAGCTGGACGACGTGCATGCCAAGGTCACTGAGCTTCACGACCTCATGAACCAAGCCAAAGGCGTGAAGTGGCTGCTGCTCGTGCTCGCTGCCGTGGCAGGGTTTCTTGGCGCCAAGGGTGCCGCGATCCTTGGCTTCTTCTGGCCACCCACACCCTAAATCCCGAGCAGGTTGTCGATGACGTTCGGCGAAACCGTCGCAACGGCAATCAATCGCACAGGCTTGTCCTTTGGTCGTGTTCCGACGATCCGCATCTGAGTCCGGCACGCGGTCTTGCCACCGTGGCTCAATGCTTCCTCCGCGCTCTCACACCATGTCACCGACCATCCCGGCCACCATGACCGTGCCAGCGCGACCTTGATCGCGATGATCGTCAAGTCGTTTCGATAGATCGGATTGGCCGGGTCGGTGGCGTTCACGACCTCCAGATGAATGAGCGGGGTAGGGATCCACGACCGTGGGTGTGCCCGTGCCTCTACTGCATCGACGAAGCGGGTGATGGTCTTGTCATTGATTGCACGGACGGTAGTGATCTCCGTCTCGTCGATGATGCTCCTCCGCCACTGGACCATCTCGCCGCGCGCCAGCCACTCACGACCAACGGTATCGAGCGTGGCCCAGCATGGCGACGGGTCGTAGCCGCTGCTGCTCACGATCCATCGACGGGCGGCAGGTAGCGGACGGGAGATGTTGTCCTCGTGCAGCGCGATCATGCCGCTACGAGCCGCACGGTGATCGACGCTTTGACCAGCCGTCGCTTGAGCGTCGCCGGGTGTTGGCCGAGCATGGCAGCCGCGTCTTTGAGACACACGGTAGCGTCACCGACGGCGACCCGGACTGTCCGGGAGGTGTTGCGCGCCTGCTCTGCGGAGGTGGCCCAGCGGCAATTTGCGGGGCTGTAGATGCCATCATTGTCGATGCGGTCGAGGCTCAGATCAGCGTGGTAGCCGTCCCCCATGTCCGCCGCGAAATTGGCGAAGTCATGCCAGCGCGGACAGACGATAATACCACGACCGCCATACCGATGATGGTTGGGATAGGTGTTGCTGTAGCAACGGGCATGCATATTGAGCCACACACGACGCAGGGGGTGGCGATAGTTGAGGGTGGTGTCGAGCAC